TGCTCCTGCTGCTCGTGCACAACATCCATACCGAACTGCGCGGCGATTATAGCCGACAGCTGAACAGGCATCGTAGGCGCAAGGATCTTCAGGCGCTCCGTCTCTTTGCTGTAGCGGTCAAGAAGGATCTTGTCACGGTCGTTGCTCTTATCAGCCTCAAGCTCATTGTACTTCTGGCCGATTTCTTCAAGCGAAGCCTCAAGCATCTTGATCTGCTCTTGAGCCTGCTGCATCTGCTGCTGGACTTGTGGCGGAACCTTTGCGCCGTCTTCATCCTTGAGAATCGGGCTTTCCTTGCCGATCTGCATCACGTCCCATACTTGATTGAGCAATTCTCGTGGGTCAACAAGCGGCGCGGTAACAGGATTTCCCATGGCAAAGTCAGCGAATGCCCGAACTTTATTCGCCAATACTTCCTTTTGCATGAATGAAGCAGTGCCTGTAGCTTTCCATTCGATGAAAGAAGTTTTGCCGAAGGCCTTGATCTGCTCCCACTTCTTGCCCGCCTCTTCGCCGTGGATCTTGGTCACTGTCTCGGCGCTCATGTACTTGATGGCCCACACTACAATCTCGCCCACGATCTTCTCGATCCAGTCCTGGTCGATATGCTGGATCACTTCTTTGGTAGGCAGCGATGACGCCGACATAATCATGCTGATGCCGGTAGCCGTCTTGTTCAGGTTGCGCGAGTCGTCGCCTTGCGTGTACTTGGTAATGCCGGTGTCGTCGTCGCTCATCTGCTCAGACACGCGCATAACGTCCATCCAGCCGCCAGTGATATCGGGCTGTACGAACTCTTGAATGGCCGCTGTCTTTTGATCTGGCGACAGTCCGGGTTTGAACTGGTAGACCTTGCCAGGGAACTTCTTGAAGTCCTCATTCGGCATGAACGCGCTACGGTCAACCGCAGTCGTACCAAGCAGCGCCATGCCCTTACCTTCCATGAACAGGCGGAAGGCTGCATTCGTCACCTTCTGATGCGGCGCGTTGTTCTCTGCTACGCCAACGCCCCACATTTCGTGCGGCTCTTCTTCGTAGGCGCAGCGCTTGGCAGGGTGCATGCCATCGTACGGGCTTTTGTTTTCCTTGACGATGACGCCGCCAGCCATGATGACCACGGCATCTACCATTTCGCCATCATCTGCTTCTGCCATCGTGTTAGACGCGCCACCAGACAGCATGCGCTTCGGAACCTTGCCAAAGAAGCGGGCGACCTTGATACGCTCGTTCTTGTACCAGTAGTCGAGATTGCCGCGCATCTGCTGCGCCTGCTCGCTTCCGGTCTCACTGCCATTGTCGCCAGGGCCAATCAATGCCTCGCTGACGTTCTTGTAGCTCTTGTCGCGCTTCCACGCCTCAATCGTGTGCTTACTCTCCATCGTTACCCAAAAGATGCCAGCTCCATTACACAGACGGCGAGCTTCTGGGTCAGGGTAGCAATCGAGCGTGTTGCCAAGCTCATAGTATGGCAAGTCAAACTCATACTTATCTTCCTTCATGCCAGCCTTGCTATCGACGACAGTCTCGTGCAGCGTCTCGCGTCGCACGAACGGGCCGAACACAAAGCCGGTGCCGTAGGTGGCCAGCGTATCAACGCCATCATTCAGCATGTCGCGGAAACCAATGCGCTCAAGGATATCGGTTACAACGTCCTCTGTCACATCGGCGAACGGCGCCAACTCTTCGTTGCTTGGACTGGTGTCGAATGGCAACTGTCCATTGCCAAACAGGGCGTCAGTGATCTTGGCGCGTGCTGCGCGGATCTTGTTGCGAGTCGAACCAAGGAACAGGCCTTGCGTCTTGCGTGCGCGTGCGGCGCCACTGCCTGCCGTATCTTCTGCGCGAGGGATGCGCAACTTGTCCTGGTAGCAGTCGAGCATTTTAAGCTCCTGTGCCTTGCGTGCATCGTCCCAGTTCTGCAAGCGAGTGCTAAGCAGGTTGGCAAGGCCGGAGTTTCGCAGTATGTCGCTCATTAGAAAAATATCCCGTCTTGGTCTGGTATAGGCTGCTCAAGCGGGGCCATCTTGCCCCAATCGTCATTTGTCATATCTTCCGCATTCACTGCTACGTAGCGCAGATTGTCTGCGCCGTGTGACCATTCGTCATGCAGCGGCGCGCCTGGCTCCTGCGTCTGCTGGTTGATGCTACGCCGGTATCGCTTAGCGCACTGCATCAGCCGTTCGCACTTCACCTTGTCCACGTACATACGGCCCAGCGTCATGCGCGTCATCTTAATTCCGTCCTCTATGCTCATGTTCGGGGTAATCTTCACCGTCCATCCGAGTTCAGTCATTATTTGTTCGGCGCTCTTGCCTGTTTTGTAGTCTTTTGTTCGGCCATCATGGGGCAAGTACACATTTCCCCAATTGTAGCGCTTTTCTTTAAGCATGTTGGAATAATAGTCGAGTGTCTTGAATGATTCTTCGTAATACTCGAATATCCGTATCTCAGATGCGTGTTTTTGCGCAAGGCTAATAGCCATCGCATCATTCCATCCCAAGTCGAATATAACGTGAACTTTCAGCATTGGATCGTATGGAACGTTGCAGATGCGCTTCTGCTCTTCCATTGCCGTCATTTCGTTGAAGTAGATAGCACCGGCCACAGCAGGCATACACTTGCCCTCCCAAACGTTTTGATACTCGGCATTGGTCATGGTCTTCTTGGCGTGCAGACGCTCGGCCTCAAGCTCAGCCGGGAACCATGGATTGTCGCTGTGGTTCATTTCCACAATCTCGCAGCTCTCGGGAGGATTTGCCACGAAGCGGTCGAATGTGTCGTCTGTCTCAAGCTCGGGATTGAATGTCAGGCAAATCTGTGAGCCAGGCTTACGAATGGTCGGGATCAGGATCTTCCAGGACTTCTTACTAATGGATTGCGCTTCCTCCACCCAAACAAAATCGCAGCCCTCAAAGCTCTTGATACTATCCGCCGTCTGGTCACTCAGGCCGCTGAAAGAGAACTCCGTGCCGTTCTTGCCGCGAATCTCAGTATCCAGCACCTGATAGAACCGTTGCAGTCCGAGCGCCTCAATCTGATCCTTTAGCAGCTTGTGTACAGACTGCTTGATGGACTTCTGCACCTCACGCGTGCAGAGGAACCGCATACGCCGCGTCGTGCCAAGGATAAGCATGATGCGCGCCACCGTCCAAGACTTAGCACTTCCCCTGCCGCCACGAGCGCCGATGTACCGCGCCTTGCTGGTCAGCATGAACATCAGCTTTTCAGGGATATCAACCTGCATTGGCGACTGCCGGGACGGCGTTGATTGTCCAGTTCATTTGTTCGGGCGCCTCGACACGGTTCAGCTCCTCAACCTTGTCCTTGCTGCCTTTGAGCATATCCAGTGGGATCTGTGCGGCCTCGTTGCTGGCTCGGGTCACGTAGGCTACGCGCTTGAGTGCTTCCATATCCTCCTCTGACTCCGGGCCGGATTGGTTAAGCTTCTGCACCATCTTGTGGGCAATCCCCTGCAACTGGTTAGCACTGGCTGCGCCGAATAGCGCCGCGCTTGTCATATTCTCTTGGATGGCTAATAGTGTGTCAGCCAAAGTGCGCGCACTGCGCTGCGAACTATGCGGCAAATTTTGATACGCTATTTCGGCGGCAACTAGTTGATTCGCAACGTCTTTTATCTCTTTAGTGCGCACACTAAAACGCTTACGAATCCCGGCGTCTGACACTCCGTACTCACGCGACAATGCACGGATAGACTCGCCAGCCAAGACTCGCTTGCCTATCTGTTCCCACTGCTTTTCTGTGATTGGAGACTTGCGGCCCATGCTTATATTCCTACTATTGTCATGGTGCGATGATACAACAGAACGTTGCGTAATGGAGAATGCCCGAAGGCCCGGCGCTTCCCAGCGTGCGGTTTGCTTGAATGCTACACGGCTCACCATGCTTCAAGCGCGCTACGCTACCGATACCCCTGCGTCATGAGGTTGGAGGTCACGCCCGGAGGCGGCCGCATCGGCTGCGGCGAGTTTAGAGTTGTGGTGGCCAGTGCTGCACCTAGCGACGCCTAAGGAGTATATTCACGGTTAGCTAATCCGGTTCTCATTTCACCACAGGAAAGCAAAATCAGTCTTTGTCGTCACAAATACAGCACCGCGCTAGTGGTGTCGAACCCGGCAGTTCCGGCGCTGCGCCCCATTTGGCGACTAATTGGCCTTCCCTGTTGCATCCCGCTTCCACGCTGTTTGATTTTGCTTTCCTGTAGTGCCTGTCTTTCCAGGCCGTCACCTCTTAGCATATAGCAGCTTGCCCCTGGTAGAGCGTATTTCAGCAGCCCAGCCATTCCGGCGGTCAAGCTGATGAAAGTATCCGGCGCTAACCCAGATTGAGGAAGCACGCGTAAGCCGTGCAAGGCTGCTGTTGGAAGGTTTCAGCTCCTACAAGCCCGAAATTATCGGGTGTCATCGGCACTTTCTCCGACCGTCGTCAAGGTTCGCGTGCTTAGGCGTACTTATGGTTTGTCCACACTCTGTTAGCCTTGGGGAAATGGCCAATGCCGCGCCATCACCATGTACAAACTATACCATGCCTAATCGAAATTCTCACTATAGATGCTGGCGATTCTTTCAATAATTTTGTCGCTGAATTGCGACGTATCGCAGTGCTCGCTCTGGCCATTGCAAGCTGCCGTATGCCACGTATGAATGTCAACGAAGTTATCCCGGCCTACGTCCTTCAATGACAGCTCTTTGATTGCGGCAAGCTGCGCGCCTAGGGATGGGTATCTCATTTATTTCTCCTTATGCCCCGCCATCTTGGGCAGTGGTCAAGCGAGTGGTTATCAGAACATAGCGGGCATACTTCATAGGCTGCGTAAATCATTCTCCCCTCCGTAGCATATGCCGAACTGTTGAACGCAAATCTGCAATCTCCTGCTCATGAATCGCCACAAGATCCGGATGGCGCTCCAAGCGCGGCATGTGGCGGATTACTATGCATTGCTCGCGCTGGATGCTGTGCGATACCCTGGCGGCTTCTAGAGCGCGCTCTACTGGGGCGCGGCTCATGGCTTCTCCGCCAGCCCGCGCCATTGCGGACTTTGCCACCCGGATTTCTGTCCACGGCAACGAAATGCATCATCTACGTCGTATCCGTAAAATCGCCATGTATAACCATTCCAATATTGGTAGCCTATATTGGAATCGGCATCGTACTGTTTTGTCTCATATACGCCCTCATGTTCCGGCTTAATCTTGCTTGGGAACCATGGAGTAAGATTGGCACTCATGGTTTCTTCCCCTCGCCGCAGAACGGCTCCATGCTGGCGGCCTGGTTGGCAATCCCCGCGTTCAGGCGACGCTTATATTCATCGGTCTCTACTGCGTTGCAGGCCGCGTTATAGCTGTCGGCCTCGTAGACCTTCCTTCGGCGCCAAGATTCGTCAATCTCGCCCTGAGTCCGGATCTTCTCGTTATAGCGATCCAAGTTCATCTGTGTAGTCTTTTCATGATCGCGCCTTATCTTATCAGCCGCATCAACATAGCGCTTTTCATTCTCTTCGCATTGCGCTTTAAAGTCTGCCTCAAATTTCCCACCAACACGCTTAATCTGCCGCCAAGCTGCAAGTCCAAGTACTGCCATGCCAAATACAACAAGTGCAAATAAGTCAAATTTCGTCATTCCCATGATGTTCTCCTTTAAGCCGCGAGGCCGTCGCGGTGGCGGGTTACTCTCCCCGGTGGACTATTTCCTCGAGAGAGGATTCCAATTCGTCCACCTTCGTTTTCAGCTCCTTCACGCGGGCTTCGGCTTTCATTAAATCCAGGCAAACTTCATTGGCATCTTCCAATAATTCAGAGGCTATTTCGTCTGCTTCTTTGTGAAGAGCTTCGGCTTTCTCGGCGCGCTCTTTCTGATCCAGCCATTTGCGGTTGAATTCTTCCTGGCCGCGATCCATGCATTCTTTGATGAGATTCTTCTCCTCGGCCTTCCCAGCCTCCCGCTGCTGCGCG